TAAGGTAAACACCGCACGTGCGTTCGATCCTGGGTTGAAATACGCTTTCATCTCGCTCATCAATTCCTTGTTAAGCTTGATTTTGTTCCAAAGAACACTGGATAATTGAATCTCGGAAATTTCATCACCCTGATTTTTAGCCAGCTGAACCATGTCCATGATCTCAGTGATCAATTTCGAACCTCCGCCCAACACATCATCGGATGACTCCTTATAGTTTGTTTCCAACAATCCCATTGGGATAACATCAGTTACAATACCATCTGGATTGTTGTCAGCAGTGATCTCAATATAACCACGGGAAACAGCTTGCAGATACATGTAATTGATCCTGGCCTTAACCGAGTCAGTTACATATTTCATATCATCAAGAATGAACTTGACGATAGCTTTCAGCTTGTCAGCATCCTTCATGGTTTTGATGTTTTGAAGCATCAGGTAATCACGATACTGCTTTTGAGTTAACGAACGCTTAACCTTGATCGATGGAACCTCACCATCAACACGAACAGCAGCTGAACGCGAACGGTGCGGGTGTAAAGCATCGATATCCACTACGGATGCCATAGAAGCTTGACGCTCTTTACCTACAACGGTAGAGAAATCAAGGCCAACGGTTGGCGTAGCCCAGTCCAGGTATTGCGTGTAGATCGGCTGAACCTTTGCAGCTTCTAATGCCTTTGCAACAACGCTAATATTTTCGGTATAGTCACCGAATACAGACTTAAATTGTTCTGCCATTTTCTAATTATTTGCTTTGTGAAAAAATGATGAGCGGCAATAATGCTTTCACATCGGCCGGTACACCTGGAATTCTACGTGCGTAAACGGTCGCACGTAATGCTAATGTTAGTGTTGTATTAGCTTCTACCTTTCGTGACTCTAAAAGAGTTCCTGTTGGCACACCAGCAACAGCTGAATTTGTTGCACCAGTTGTAGATGACTGAAACAAAACTGCACCAACTGCTGCAAGCCCCAATGAGGTTGGAACGGTCAATGTGTCGTAATTAGCATTACTTTTATCAACCGTAGCGGGATAAGCTTTGCCTTTAACACCTAAACTGATATTGTCGCCTGTTGCAAACTGATGATTCTTCGACACCTTGTAAACTAAAGCGTCAGCTGCAGCCGCTTCAACAATCGTAGCTGATTTTAACACCTTTGCTTTTCGGGTTGCGTCGTCCCCGATCATTACCGTTCCTGCCGGGATAATAGAGCCGGCAACCAATCCGTCTGTATCAAGTGTGTATCCGCCTTGTGATACTTCATGAACAACCTGATAAACGGGGATGTCGCCTGTGGCTTCTTTTCTTTTTAATCCTAAACCCATTTCTTAATTATTAAACTGTTTCAACTAAACCTTTTACAGCCTCTTCCATTCCGGATTTAATGGCTGCTTTTGCAGCTGGAGTTCCGCTTGGGGTAGCATCGCCAATAATGACTTTACCATCCTTCACTTCGCCGTTAACTGCGATTTGTTTTAATTCAGTCCACTCAGTCTCTAAGGCAGCAAGCGCAGTTTCCTGGTCGTAGTCATCACCGATCTGGTATTTAGCGGCGAATGCCTCAGGAATACCTTTAGCTTTGGCTGCTGCCTTTAAATCGTTGATAGTTGATTTGCCTTTTTCGCCAGCAAGTTGGGATTCCAGAGACGTAATTTTAGTCATCAATGGCTTTGCCCAAGCTGGCATGTCGTCCTGATTGTCCTCAGCACCTTTTCCTGCCGCTTCAGCATCAGCTTTCGCCTTTGCATCTGCATCGTCCTTCGCTTTTTTGTTGTCGGCCTCACGTTGACGGTCGTCAATTTTAGCAATGTCCGCATACGACATGAAATCGTTGTAGTCATTAAGCTTGTCGTCAATCTCGTCCTCATTAGTGATTTTAGAAACCACATAGTCCGCGATCTTGTCTTTACGAGTCTTAGATAGGTTCACTCCTGGGAACAGCGCTCGCAGTCGTGCCAATACTTTGTCCTTCATGTTTGTTTTTTAAGCTTTTTGAGAATAAGCCTAAAATTAAAGAGGATTTCCTCGAGCACCTTTTTTAATGCTTTACGAATTGGGAAACGTAAAGCATTTGCTATATTTAAGTAAATATGCTTTCCAATGGAAAAGAACAATTCGAATGACCAAGGTCACCAATCAGAACCTTTTAGTAAAGAAGAAAGAGAACCGGAAACTTGTTTCATCATCACTCCTATTGGTGCACCCGATTCCGATATAAATAAAAAAACCAACGGATTACTTAGTGCGGTGATTGAGCCTGTGTTGAGGGGATTGAAATTTAAAGCTGTTCCTGCCCACCATATTGCCTCGCCTGGATCAATACCTAAGCAAATTCTGCGACACTTAGTTGAGGACAAACTTGTTATCGCAAATTTAACGGGCCTGAATCCAAATGTTATGTATGAACTTGCAGTACGTCATGCAGTAAAATTACCATTAGTTATGATGGCCGAATACGGCACCGATTTACCATTTGATGTAAAAGACCAAAGGACAATTTTTTATGATGATAGCTATGTAGGTGTAGAAAAGTGTAAGGTGCAGTTGGAAACGGCAATTCAAACTGTTTTGGCACCAGAATACGTCGCTGAAAACCCGATTTATGACGCAATCCAAGCAAATTCTATCATCAAGAATATAGCTCCCGAGAGCAATGAAGATTATTTGTTTACCAAGCTTGAACAAATGGAAGCGGTATTGATGAGCGTAGCTAACATGGGCTCTGCACCATCTGTGGTGATTAATAAAGTCGAGTTAAGAGTGGATTTTGTGGATCCACAATCTTTAGCGAATTCGAAATCTATAATACCGGAAATTTTTGAAGAACATAATATTCTTGTAAAAATAGATGAAAGCTTGTACGTTGGATCAGTCGTCATTTTTGCAGATCAAGTACCATACGCTATTAGAAAGAGAATTGTAAGAGAGTTAAAAAAAATGGAGGGAGTTGTAAACGTGAAGTTTATTAGATCATAACTCCATTCTCGATTACCCAATCTGGTTTCCGCTTCCAGTTCTCCATTGAACCCTGCTTCTTCTCCACGTAGGTCTTAAAATTCTGAGGCATATCCTTTACCACGTCTTTGAATTGGAAGTTCTCAGCGGTACCATCAAGCAGTGCCTGTTCGTACTTATCGTAATCCTCCGGGCTTGCAAGCTTAGCTGTACAGTTGCAAATGCATTGAACATGCCACTTTCTCCAGGTGAATGTTTTTGGATAGGTACCTTTTAAGTCATCGCAGATATCTGTCCTCGGGTGATTATTTGATAAATTAACCTGGTAGCCAATGATGAAAGGCAAGGATCGGTACCGGACCATATCGGCTTCTCTGTAACTATCGTTGATGGTTGTCCGGGTGATCCGCATGAAGTTCTTATAAGGCGACCGGTAGACGCCCTGACCTGGTGCACCCAAATCTTCGTAGTACTTTTTAGCAGCAGATGAAAGTTGCAGTTTGCCCTCAGCATCACGCACCCTGCGGAAAAGCGGCTCGGGGTTCTCCATGTACTTGACCTGATCACGGGCCATGGCAGCAGCTGATCTACCTTCACTGATCCCGGCATACAGATTCTGCTCGATCTGGCCCTGAAGCTGACTGGTATATTTCAACACTCGATCGGAAAGATCAAGACCAGCGATCCTACGTTTAGTGAACTGATCAAGCGCAGCGCTTTGAGGATCATAGATCATGCGCTCGACATCACCTGCAAGCTTTTTGCCGTTGAAGTGCTTATGGATCACCTCCGCATTCTTTTCAGTCGATAGCTCCCACTGCTCATTGATTCCGTTCAGCAAGGTGACATTAACCTCCTTGGTGAACTCAACCAGCACTTCTGTGACCTTCTTATTCAAAGCAGGGTAATCAGACAGGCGGAATGTGCCGGACTTGAGATTGATCGGTGGTAAACCTTGGAATATCTTCTCAATCGTTTTTTTATAAGCGGAACGTATCTGCTTCTGGTTTTTCTGAATACCTGCTAAATGCCTGGCTTCATACTTCTTGTTTATATTATTTGGCATAATCTGATAGACAAAGCGGTTTGATTACAAAATTGAGACAACAAAAAACCGGGCAAGGAACCACTCTCGCCCGGTCAAACTAACCTTTAAAACCAAATAAACCGAATGAAGCAACTTCGCCCCTAACAATCAGTATCAAAGATACAATATGCGTGTTATGCGTTTTGAACATATTAATCTTCAATAGTAGAAAGTTCTTCCTCATCCATCTGCTTGTTTTCGGCATCGGCATCTTTGATCAGCGGATTAAGTTCAACTGCTTTTTTACGGCTCATGATGGCCTTACCCCCTACTGATGCTGATAGAATATCTACAAACTCCTTGATGTTGTCTGGTAGCGGATTTCCGAACTCGTAGCCGATCTTCAGATTTTTAAGCTCTACAGCCATTCCTGGGCTTACGTCAATGATATTCTTCACCATAGCCTTTAAGATGTTGATTTCACGATCGATCATTTCTTCAAATATCTCCAGCTTATCCATAGCCTTGAGGATTGCCGGGAAAAACCTCATAACAAGTGCTTTTCCGCTATCCTGACCTAAGCTTTTCAGATTCTCGCTGGATAAGTCCACTGTGTCTGTGAAATAAAGGATGTAGTTATCTAAAGTCGCACGCTCATCTTTAACCATATCCACGGCCATTGATGGAGATAGATACTTTGCATCAGCACCATCACCCTTAAGCTGCACCACCTTGCCCGTTTCTTCTTTACCTGGTAATGAAGTCACCTCACCAGTTAAAACAAGGATTGCATCGGCCGTATAATCGTTGTTATCTGCACGTTTAGAGATAAGTGTTTCTGTTCTTTCAATCAGCGCCTGTACAAGTTCCCATTCTGTTGCTTCCTGCTCATAATAGCTGTAACGGATCTTTTTGGCAAGGTTTGCACTACTTTCAACAATCCAAAAGCCATCTGATTTTTTGCAGGAAATAACAAGGTCTTTGAATTCAGCGTCAAAATGCTCAGTTAGCTTATCAGCGGTCTTAGATGTATATCCCCTGGCAATGCATTGCATTACCCCGTACTGATCTTTTTTATAATAAAGGTCATTTCCATTATCCTTGTTCAGTAAAATACATTTCACACTGTTGAACGCTTCAGTACCTTCAGCCTCGGGATCCTTATACTCAACAAATAGCTTTGCTGAAGCAGTTTGAGAGAACAGGGCTCTCGCATTTTTACGGTTAACCGTTGCCATTCTCATTTCAGTCCATAAATCATCAATGATCTTGAATGCCTTATCGGTGCCCTCGCTCAACTGAACCAGCTTAACAGGTTTCCCAAAGAGGAAGGCGACTGCCGACTGAACGATCTTCTGCTGATATGGTAAAGGAAGCTTGGCTTGCGGCACCTCCTCACTATCGACGTATTTCTTTGGTCGGTCATGAATCTTATGAGTAGCAACATTCCACTCCTTTAGTGCATCTTCAACCTTGTCCTTTCTGGTAGAAAACAAAGTCTTAGCCTCGTCAACCATGCCAGCGAGCAACAGCGCGCGAATATCGGTGCTGTCCATTACTTCTTTTACTTCTTCAGCCATTGTATATATTTTAATAGAATCCTAATTTTTGTTTGCTTTGAGCGGTCACAATCACCTTTTTACCAAAGTCTTCAGTCGTACCGGTGAGCGCATCTTCAGCA